TCGATATCGAGATTATCGAACTTGAAGACATTGCGTCAGAGGTGGCCGCCTTGAATATGCCGGATACCCACACCTCCGATCTGTTGGGATTCTATCTCTTGGCGGAATTCGGAGGCACTGTAGCAGATATGGATATTGTGTTTCTTAAGCCGCTTCCGACGATTCGGAACGATCTGCAATTGGTTGTGTTCTCTGGTCATCCAAAGCCGGGATGCATCCCGGTGGGATTTATGCAGGGTCGTCCGTGCACACGTTGGGGCGAAATATACCGTGGGGCGCGGGACTCCTATCACATAGAGGAGTACGAAAGTTGTGGCGCCAAACATCTGCCTCCGGATACCGTCCCCACACTCTCCGAGCATGTTGTGTTCCCCTGGGCAGGGCCACATCCGTGGTCTCTATGGAGGCGATGGTTTTTTGTGGCGCGAACATGGCCGCCAATCCCAGATGACTGCATCGGCTTGCATTGGTATGGCAGTCACGCTCAACAATGGAATCAGAGTTTCATATCGCCGCGGGACGTTCAGCATGGGGCGATGGGATGGGCAGTGAAACAGATCATGCCGCACGAATGCGATACTCATAAGAAATCCCCCAAGCGCACCTGGTCCGTGCTACGCCATTCAGATGGGACACCGAATCCCGTAAGGGTACAGAACCGGCGTGTGGCACCTCATCCCGTAAGGGTACAGAACCGGCGTGTGACACCTCATATCCAAGATGTGACACCTCATCCTTCCGTAAGGGTACAGAACTGGCGTGTGGCACCTCCTTATATCCAAGATGGGACACCGTTATGAGATTGCTCTTAACTGGCGCTGCCGGATTGATCGGGACCCACTTAACCTGTCATCTAGAGGCACTTGGGTATGACGTTGTTGGCGTCGATAAGAAAAATGGCGATCTGAGAGAATTGGGACTTGCCGATTCTCTGATTACCGATTCCCACCCTAATGTCGTCGTTCATCTGGCGGCATTGACGGGACGTGAATTTGGCGACCGTGCCCCGAATCATGCAGTCACGACGAACGCGCTGGCCAGCCTGTTGGTCGCCAAAGCGTGCGCTGCCGCCTGCGTCCGACTTGTCTATATCTCTACCAGTGAGGCATTCGGCGATCATGCGGACAAATTCGTTCACGAGACGGATTCCGACACGCTCCCACATAACATCTATGGTCTTAGTAAGCGATGGGGGGAGGAGGCATCGCGACTCTATGCACCTGACGGGTTGCAAATTCTCCGGCTCTCCATGCCCTACGGCCCCGGCTTTCCCGCCGGATTTGGAAGGGCGGCGCTAATCACATTTCTATGGAATGCCATTCATGGTCGGGAGTTGACGGTTCACCGCAATGCGACTCGCGCTTGGTGTTGGATCGGCGATCTCATTGCCGGAATTCGCATGGTGATCGAAGACCGGGGTGCCGGGATGTGGACAATCGGCCGGGATGACAACGAAACATCGATGCTGAACGTGGCGCGCATGTGTTGTGATGCGGCGGGAAAGTCTTATGACCTAATCCGAGAGGTTGACGCTCCAGCCAATCAGACGCTGGTAAAGCGGCTGCCAAACGAACGGCTCAGGAGGTTGGGGTGGGCACCAACGATTGAGTTAAGGGAAGGGATTCAACGCACCTGTGAGATGGTCGCCATGTACGACGACGAGGGGATGCCGACAGAGGAAGTTCGCAATGCGATACGGAATTCTTATACCGTACCTCAACCGGCTTGAACAGTTGAGGACGACACTTCGGACCTTCTTGCATCATTACGGGGATCGTCATGACTGGCGAGTCCTGCTTGTATTGGACCCGAAAGAGAAACAATCGGAAGATGTTCGGGCGATGATTACCGACATCGGCGCGGAGGATCGATGTCTGGTTGTTGATTCCCCTGGTCCCGCATCGAATAGCACGCCCACAATCGAGTACAATTATGCAGCCAGTATTGCCGAGACCGACTTTCTGATAATAACCAATCCCGAGTGCGCGCATCAGACTGACATTTTGTCTATTCTTGATGGTGTATTTGCCGAATCCCCTGATGTTTATATCGTCTGCGCCTGCGAGTCCGTTGGGCACATTACCATGCTGACCAATCCGTGGCACTTGCAATTCCGCCATGTAGGATGGTATCAGCATTCACAGTACCATAACCAGATGCTAAATTTCTGTACGGCGATTTCGGCTGTCAATTACGATAACATTGGTGGCTTTGATAACGACTATGCACCGGGTCTCGGTTATGCGGATAACGCATTTATCGACGCAGTAATCGCGGCCCGTATTCCCATTGTGCTACGCGATGATGCCCTAACTCTGCACCAAGAACACCTCGCGACGAACCCCGATGACCGACGGGCCCTCGTGGACCGAAACAAGCGGCTGTACTCACAGAAGCAGACGGGGATTGGCAATGGCACCTAATATCCCCATCATTGTGACGGAGATTCCGAGGTCGGGTGCTGGAATGGTCGCTTGTGCGTTGTCGGTGTCTGGTGTATGGTTTGCACAGTCGGCCCGTGACGGACAGTTTTTCAATCAATCAGTTTACGTGAATCTGGTTCGCCCCATGTTGCGTGGTCTCCATGCGGATAGAAACGGGATTATCCGGATGCCCGATTCACAGCGATGCATCGAGATAGCCGAATTGACGGCGAAGACTTGGGTCCGGAGAGTGCGGGAATTGACATTGGCACAAGGTTACGAATCTGGACCGTGGGGATATCTCGGGTCGGACGCGACATTGCTCTGGCCGGTGTGGGCGGCGGCATACCCTAACGCCCGATGGATTATCGCCCGCCGTGATGACGATTCAATTATCGAATCCTGCGGACGGACCAAGTATATGGGGCCACGTCGTACACGAGAACAAATGGCCCGTTGGATCGCGGACTTCGAAAAGAGGTTTTCAGCGTTACGCGCCCGCGTCGATGTGAAAGAAATATGGCCAGCCGAGTTCATCGCCGGGGATTTGACGTCGCTCCAGGGACTTTTTGTCTCGCTGGGATTGGGCTGGGATGAACAGAAAATACGCGACGCATTGGCGCCGGTGCTTTGGGGCAATGGTGTATTCTCAGACAAGAAGGTGGTATCATATGGCGCGGGTGACTGAAGCGGAGGTTAAGCAACTCCTCTCGACGAATCTATTGGATGAACAAGTGACGCCATTCCTGTGTGCAGCGACCACGTTAATCGACGGTGTCCTAGCTGGCGCTGGATACACGGCAGATGAACTCACTACAATTGAGCGCTGGTTAGCTGCGCACTTCGTCGCCGTACGTGATCCCGTTGTCCAGAGCGAAACGATTGGGGCGGCAGCAGTCACTTATCATGGCAAGAGCGACATGGGGTTGAGTTTTACCCCATATGGACAGCAGGTCTTACTGTTGGAATACAAGGGGTTATTCGCACAATTAGCGTCTACAACAACTCCGGCCGAACTCAGGGTATTGGGATGACGACACGCTCGCGAGTATTGACGGATCAACTCCGCCAGACTGCGATCCGCTGGACGGGGTTTGATGGTGATGGATTCGGTGGGCGCACGTTCGACGAGGGAGTCGAGATAGCGGTCCGCTGGGAGGACCGGGCGGAGTTGTTTCTGGATCCGCAGGGTAGACAGTCGACATCCCGGGCAGTCATCTTCGTTAGTTGCAACGTGCAAGTTGGTGATTATTTGATGTTAGGTGAGCTTTTGGATTTGTCCTCGGGAGAGGAACAACCGATGGACCGGGTGGATGCTTATGAGGTCAAGGCGGTTGCGACAACACCATCTCTGCAGTGCGACCGATTCGTGAGGCAGGTATGGCTGTAACGAGGATCACGGTTACGGGACAGGACAAGATCATCCGTAATCTGAACAAGCAGATCGTGGCTATGTCCGAACGCAATCGCGCCGGCATGAGTGAGGCCGCCCTGATCGTGAAGCGGGAATCTATGATTCGGACACCGGTCAAGACGGGGAATCTGAAGGGCTCAACGTACACTGCGGTCGTGAGCAACATGCGGACGGGGGTCAGTGGGGAAATCGGATACACCGCTGCATATGCGGTCTATGTCCATGAGAACCTTGACGCGCATCACAATGTAGGGCAGGCACGGTTTCTCGCAATGGCCCTTGTCGCCAAGGAAAGGGCGGTTCTCGAAGCGCTGCGGAGACACGCCACCATCAAGTGAGGGACCATGAACCCACCGAGTGAGGACATCAAGGACATACTGGACGATGCGTCATCATTGGGACTTACATTCGCGACAGACCTGTTTGTGAGCGAAATGCCGATATCGCCGGATGCCTGCGTAGCCATTTATGATACGGGTGGGGAACCAGCCGAGCCGGACTACGTCTATGAACGGCCGACGGTTCAAGTGAAGGTCCGTGGTGCCAGAGGTAGATATCGGGATGCGCATATCCTCGCGCAGACGATCCGGGACCTATTGAATGGAATGCACAACGAGGAATTGAATGGCGCCAGATACATTGCCATTTGGATAGAGACGGATGTGATTTTCATCGGATACGATGAATCGCACCGCCCACAGTTCACCCTAAATCTCAGAATCCACAGGACGGGAACAACGTAATTTAAGAGGAGGAAGATGCTATGTCATCAAATGCAATTGCCGGAGTCGGCACACAGTTCATGCGGGGGGATGGCGCTTCGGCTGAGCAGTTCACCGCCATCGCTGAGATCAACTCTATTGAGGGACCGGGAATGACCCGCGAGACGATCGACGTCACCAGTCTCGATTCGACGGGCGGGTATAGGGAATACATCGCCGGGTTCCGAGACGGTGGAAATGTCGTGCTCAATATGAATTTCACTAACGACGGGTATCTGGCCATGCTCGCCGATTACGAGGATGATATATCACACAATTATCAGATCATCTTCGACGACGGCGCTCAGACTACCATCGAATTCGCCGCTTGGGTGACGGATTTACCTTTATCGGTCCCGACTGCGGATAAGGTCACCTGCGTTGCAACACTAAAGGTCACGGGCGCATTGGTCGTATCGAGTTGACGGGGGGAATCATCATGAATGAAAGAGTACTCTTAACCAAAGAGCAAATCTTGGCCGCCGATGACATGACAACGGAGACGGTCGATGTACCGGAATGGGGCGGGTCGGTCGTGGTCCGCACCTTGACGGGAACGGAGCGCGATCAACTTGAGGCGTCGGTCGTCGGCGACGGCGACAGGCGCGATCTGGTCGGACTCAGGGCGAAGTACGCCGCTTTATCGATTGTGGATATCGATGGTAAGAGAGTGTTCACATTCGAAGACGTCGAGGCCTTGGGGCGGAAATCGGCCACGGCGCTTGACCGTGTGTTTGAGGTATGCTTACGGCTGTCACGAATGTCGAGGGGTGACATGGAGAAACTGAGGGGAAACTGATTCGGCGGCCCGAGCGCCGCTTCTATTTTCGTCTGGCTCTGGCGCTCGGGTTTGCACATCCGGACTACATGTTGGCAGTCTTGACCAGCAGACAGATTTCAGAATGGATGGCATATCATAGAATCGAACCATGGGGCGAACGCCCGGCATGGCGGAGGGCCGGAATCGTGGCCGCGACGATCGCTAATGTGAACAGGGGCAAGAACAGCAGGGTATTTAACGAGACAGATTTCATGCCGCGCGAACACGAATTCCCCGGACCGACGCGCAGACAGACGGGACATGAGATGGTGGAAACATTCAAGCAGCTTGTCGGCGTAACAAAAAAAGAACAGCGGAGGCATCGTCATGGCTGATATAGGTACCCTAGTCGCCCATTTGGGACTTGATACCTCCCAATTCGATAAAGCTGCAACCACG